TTGGGATTGCCCCTAAGTATAGCGAAGTTTTATCCAGAAGTAATATAGACTTAACAACTCGTTTCACAAAAAATACTGAAATCTCAATCCCAATAGTTTCTTCACCAATGGATACCGTTACTGGTTATAAAATGGCGAAAGAAATGATGGAATGGGGTGGTGTAGGAGTTCTACATAGATTTAATACTATTGATGAACAATCACTTATGATGAAACGACTTCATAATGAATGGGATAAGTTTTTTGATATTGGTAAAGATTTTAGTTCATATGAAGAAATGTGGGAAAAGTGGAATAGTAAGTTCAGTGGAAATTTACTTAACCGACAACTCACTCCTAATAAAGATGATTGGGATGACTTAAAGGAAGATATGTTCTTTGTTGATGAAATGGAAGAGATGAATGAACGGTGGAGAAAAAAACCACTATGTGCTGCAATCGGTGTGATAGATGATTATGTAGAAAGAGCACAAGAATTAGTAGCTAACGGATGTAATGTACTACTTATAGATGTAGCACATGGACATCACATATTAGTAAAAGATGCGTTAAGGAGATTAAAAAATGAAGTTAAAGGAACGTTTGAAGTCGTGGCTGGAAATATCGCCACATCGGAAGCAGCAAAAGATTTATGTGAATGGGGAGCAGATGGTCTTAGAGTGGGAATCGGAAATGGAAGCTTATGTGAAACCCGTATTAGAACGGGCGTCGGGATTCCGCAAGTTACTACTCTTATGGATATACTTCCCATCTCTGATAATTATAATGTCCCTATTAATGCTGATGGTGGCATTCGTAATATCGGTGATGTTTGTAAAGGATTGGCTTGTGGAGCTGATTCAGTCATGTTGGGGTCTTTGTTATCGGGCACTAAAGAAAGTCCAGGGAGTATCGAAAAAATAGGTCAATGGCCTAACGAACAGTTATTTAAAAAGTATAGGGGTTCTGCTTCGTTGGACTCTAAATTAGATAGAGGCGTAAATGAGAATGTGGAGGGAAATCATAAAATCATACCATACAAAGGTAAACTCAAAAGAATACTTAAAGACATTACGGATGGAGTTCGTAGTTCTTTCAGTTATGTTGGCGCTAACAATATTAGCGAGTTTCATAGTAAAGTAGAATTAGTAGAAGTCACATATGCGGGGATAGTGGAAGCTAAACCGCATTTATTGTAACACGAAAATAAGATGAAAAAATAATTATATCCTATTTATTTGATATTGGAGAATTTGATGGATAACGTACATGTATTGGAAGTATTAAAAAAATCAGAATTAGAAGAAAGTTGGGAAATGATTCAAGAATTGATTGATGAATTAACTCGAGAACTTGAGGATAGTATATTTGACGATTATGAGTCGGATATAGATATAGACGATGTATGGGGCTGATTAGGCTTCGATTGGTGTTTTTTGAAAAATAAGTGCAGTAGATGATTACTTACAATCACACGTCAATTAAATTGACAACTATACACAATACGCGTACGCCGCTTAGTCGTATGCCACCTATACCTAAGACACAGATATTAGGGATAAGGTGTCGCCCATCTGTAAGAACCTGAGACAACAGCAAATCTTCGTTGGTTAATTACTGAGCTACGACGAGTAATAAAAGAACAGATGTAGTTGACTTTGTTAGTGGGAAAGAAACTAAACAAACTGTGAATGACTTTTTGGATGATGCATTAAGACGGCGGTTCGATTCCGCCCAGCTCCACCAATTAAAAAATGAAAATGAAAACGTAAAACTGACAGGATAGCTGAATGACTGATAGACATATGCAATTACTTATATTTACTATAATAATATGCACCATTAATGGTTACATTTCAACAGAGGCTATTACTTCTAATAATAAAATCCATACAAATATAATTCATAAGTTACAATATGAAAATGGTATGTTGGCAGACTCACTGGAGTCTTTCAAAGAATACGGGATTGAAGTTGACGTTACTATGTATCAACCAGTATACCCCCAAACTGATATAACTCCTAATATCACTGCGGATGGGACTAAATTTAATACAAAAAAAGCATCTGAATATAGATGGGTTGCTTTATCTCGCAATCTATTAAAACGGTGGGGCGGTGAGTTTGACTATGGAGATTTTGTATTAATAAAAGGCACCACACATAAAGATGGGGTGTATCAAGTTAAGGATACAATGAACGCTAGATTCGTGAACGTGGTTGATATTTTAGAATCAATAACAGTTATGCCATATCGATACGATGATGTTCAACTCTTTAAATTAAATTGGATAAACTAAACAATAAGGAAAAACGATGGTTATAAATGAAACAATGACACCCGATCAGATTCAATCGAATTGGGATGAATTGATGGATGTTGTAAATAATAAGTTTACAGGGGAACGAAAAGATAATTTATTAAAATTATACAATCATTTCGAACAACGAATGATGTTTGCTCCTGCTAGTGGGGTTACGTATTATCATAGTGCATTTCCTGGTGGATACGTATGTCACGTGTTAAATATAACAAGGTTCGCTCTCAAACTAAAAGATATGTATGATGATATAGGCATGCACACTTCAGAATATTCAGAGGAAGATGTTATATTCTGTACATTACATCACGATTTAGGAAAAATAGGTAATATGGAGTATGATTACTACATTCCTAATGAGTCAGAGTGGCACCGTATAAATCAAGGTAAGCTCTACGACTATAACGATAAGATTCATCACATGACCGTAACTGACAGATCTATATGGTTGTTAAATCAATTTAATATTAAGATGTCTGAACTCGAGTATTTGAGTTTAAGATTGGCTGATGGTATGTATGAAGACGCTAATAAGGGTTATCTAATGGGTTATGGTGAAGGTAAAAACCTTAAAAGTAATTTACCGTATTTAATACACGAAGCTGATATGTTAGCTACTCGATGGGAGAAGGAACAATATATGTTTGGTGATAATCCAGGTATACCGTATGATGATATCTTATCAGGGGAAGTGGTATCCCATAAACAGTCTAAACCTAAAAAGGTGTCTAAGTCATACGCTAAACCTAAACAACTTAATATTAAGGATGATGAATTAAATCAACGAAGTAAAGATTTATTTAATGAATTGTTCGGGGATAAATAATGATGGTAGAAATACTAGTTGCTTTATGTACTATATTGGTCGTAACTTTATTGTATGTAGTATGGAACTTAATGAAAAAAACTGAATTGCTGGAGTCTTGGGTTGAGAGTTTCACTCAAGATATTAACAAGGTTAAAAGTGAGCTAGACAATATAGATTCTACAGGACACTTCGAAGCTGATGATGAAGTCGGGGCAATTTTTAATGAAATAAAAGATATTATAAATACACTAAACACCATATATGGAGAAACTGAATAATGGCTAAAAAAACTGCTAAGAAGAAAAAAAGTAGGATGTATTTTACACAAGAAACTGAAGATGCTATAATTAAATACAATAAAGAAGAAAATCCTCACGTGAGGAATATGATATATAGAGAACATATAGATTACCCATTTGATAAGTTAGCTGAAAATATTATCCATACTTTTAAGTTTTATTATTTTGATGTACCACCAAATCAGGTAAAGCATGAGGTAGTGTCATTTCTAGTTATGAATATGCATAAGTTCCAAGAAGGTAAGGGGAAGGCATTTTCATATTTTAGTATAGTAGCTAAAAACTATTTAATCTTACATAATAATAATAACTATAAAAAATTAAAAACACATAGTGATTTAGTTGTATTAGATCGCAAGAGAAACTATTCAGCTGAAAGTACTATTGATTCTAACGTATTTAGTAAAATTGAGTTTATTAATCAGATGCTAGAATACTGGTCTAATAATATGACTAATATCTTTAAAAAGCAAAAGGATATTAACGTGGCTGATGCTGTGCTTCATTTATTTAGAAACAGGACAGATTTAGAGATTTTTAATAAAAAGGGCTTATATATTCTAGTCAGGGAGATGACTGGATCTAAGACTCAACATATTACTAGAGTAGTAAATGTGATGAAGCAGCACTATTATGAGATCGCTCAACAATTTGTTAATTTAGGTCAGGTAGACACTAAGAATACTGGGTCTATTTTTTAAAAGAATTTTTAAAAAATACAACATATAGTAATTAAAAAGCTTGACACCGTCAAGCTTTTTGTTTTTATACATATTTTTTAATTATGTTATATTTATACATAAGTTATAAAAATTATTTATCAACATAGGAATATAATATGGGTGTAGAATATGAAGTGTTTGGAGGTAAGTCTTTATCATCACTTTTTGAAGACATATATAATAATTCAAAAAGAAATAAAGGTCAGCTTGAAATATTAGTAAAGGAAGTATCTAGTTTTATAAAAGACGGCGATATGGCTATACAGTTGATTCCTATGATAAAAGAATATCTTGAAATTAATGTAAAGAATGATGAGCAATTAATTAAATTAGCAGGCATAGTTCAAAAATTAGCAACAGCAGAACAACGGGTTAGTGGTGATGATGAATTTGGTTTATCTGATGATGAGAAGAGTCAGCTGATGAGAACTTTAGATAAAACTGCCACTCGACTTCAAAAGAAAAGTGATTCTATTAATAAGGAAATAGATAGGGTAAATTAAATATGGCTTGGACTGATAATTCTGAAAATATAAAAGATTTACAATATTCTAAACAGGGATTTACTACTGAAAAAGAAGTAGCTGATTTAATTCAAGAGAGATTTTCAGATGTATCTAAATTCTATGAAATGGAAGTCGCTGAAGTTGTTGATGTTATATTATCTAAAGATGAGTTACCTGATGTGTTTGATGAAGATTATCAGCCAGAATGGGATGAACTAGATTATTCATATATAGGATATATTAAAGCTCGCATGATAAATAGTGAAGCTGGAAAGGCTAGCCCAGACTTGAAATGGCTACGGCCGTTAGATACTAATATAAAAGAATACCCACTAAAGGGTGAGTATGTAGTTGTAGTATCCCATTTTCATAGACAGTTTGGATCCAAACATCAACCAGGTGTACGATTCTATAGTCAAAAAATAAACTTATTACATAGTGTAAATAATAACGCGATGAATGGTATAGGATCTATAGGTGATAGAGATTTCGATCCCGATTATGTAATAGGGGATGTGTTCCAGATAAACTCTGATATTAGACAAGTTCAACCATACGAGGGTGATATTATATTTAATGGGAGATTTGGGCAATCTATTAGGTTTGGTGGAGGTGATTCATTTTTACAATCACCTAATATAAAAATTAGAGCTGGTCAATTAACAGATGCTGGAATATTTGATGTCGAAGATCAAAATGTGGATTTTGAAGAAATACCCCTCAAACCTGTGGTTGAAGATATTAATGCTGATGGGTCTTCAGTTTGGTTGACAGTGGATGGTGAATTTCCAATTCCATTAATCCATGCTGATGGTTTTGTGGGCCCAAATGATCTTGAAGGTAAATCAATTATAGTGAATTCTGATAAAATTATAATAAACGCAAAAGCTGGTCAAATATATCAAAGCGCATCAACTGAAATAAAATTATCTGCACCTAAGATCATGTTAGGCGATACTTCTAAAAGCGATGGTGCTATTCCTCACGGCACGTTGTTGTTGGCAGCGCTGGAAAACTTGATAAGTATAGTGTCCACTCTAGGAACTACACCATGTGCTAATGCAGTGCCCTTAATGCCTGCTATTGACGCTCAACTTTCAGGTGTGTTGGATACATTAGAAAAAGCCATGGATACTGTCGGGCACATTTCTTTAAATGAAGATTAGATAGGAGTTATAATTATATGAGTATAGCAGATGAATTAATGAAACAAGTTACAAGTCAAATAGATATTGGTGCTCAATTAAAGCAGCATGCTAATAAATTATACACCGACGCTATAATGGGTGTTGACATAACAGAAGAGTTGGGTAAAGTTCAGACTTTGGTTGATGAAGTTAACAGTGCTCAGCAGACACTAGTGAGCATTCAGGAGACTGCTGAAACCGCTAAAACTACAACAGAGACGGTGGTTGCTGCTCAGAAGGCAGCTTCTATATCAGGTGCGGGAATAGCAGCACCTGGTATGACTGCTAAATATTTACAAGAAGAAGCCGCCAAAATAGCAGATGATCTAAAACCCGTTCCTGATATGGTGAAGGGGATGATAGGTGTGTTAGGTAAAGATATAAAAGATGTGGTAAAGATAGTAACTGAAAAAATCCCAAAGGTAATAGGAGTTGATAATGAAGAAAAATGATTTTATCAAAATAATAGAAGCAATTGTACGTAAAGAAGTTAAAAAACAAGTAAATGATATATTTATTAATAAGGAACAACCCCCACTAGAATTGTCAGATATAACCGATGTTGTGGATACTAAACCTAGAACTAAATATTCTAAGAATGAAGCTATAAATAAAGTTTTAAATGAAACTAAAGGTGGGTTATCTCAAGGGCGAGAATCATATCCTACAATGGGTAGCGGTACGTTTGATAGTACACGTATGCGCGAAATAATGGGACACAACAAATCACCAGACTCTATGAGAGAATTATCAGCAGCTCAAACTGCAAATGCTGCTGGTGTTGATCTAAATAAAGTTCCTGAAAGTGTTGTGAATGCATTGACTAGAGATTATAGTGATTTGATGAAGGTAATTAATAAGGATAAATAAAATGGCAAGTGCAAGAGAAAAAGATTTAGATCCTGATGTTTGGATTGGATTGAGTTTTCCTTTAGGCAGGAGCTCATCTGGATTCTTTCCTCAAACACAAACCACATTAGAGCAAGTTAAATCTAACTTAAAAAACTTATTGCTAACTAACAAGGGCGAGAGATTGGGTCAACCTGAATTTGGTTCTAATTTGTATAAAACCTTGTTTGAAAATATAGACTCTGATTTGACGTCATCAGTAGAAGAGGAAATTAGGGGTGCCATAGGAAGATGGTTACCTTATGTTAATGTTGAAAACGTAATAGTAACATCACCTGATATGATGCCTAATAGACTTGAAATAGAAATTAAATATAGTATAACATTAGAACCCGACAGGAATGATTCTTTATCGTTATCATTCGATTTGCAGGGATAGTGGAGAATTTAAATGGCAACACCAACAAAGAAAATATCAAAAGAAGTTAGATATCTCAATAAAGACTTCGCTGGATTTAGGGACTCACTTATAGAGTTTTCTAAAATATATTTTCCAAACACATACAACGATTTCAACGAATCAAGCCCAGGAATGATGTTTATTGAGATGTCATCTTATATAGGTGATACGTTGTCTTATTATATAGATTCTCAGTTTAAAGAATCCCTATTAGCGTTTGCTGAAGAAAAGCGTACTGTATTTGAGATGGCCCAGACTTTTGGATATAAGCCTAAATTATCAAGTCCTGCTGCTGTGGATTTGGATGTATTCCAAACAGTACCTTCTATAGGCAATCCTGATAGCATAGCACCCGATCTAAGGTATGGTTTAGAAGTTCCATCAGGGCTTGAGGTGAAATCAAAGAGTGGAGTGACCTTTAGGACGTTAGAAGATGCTAATTTTAAATATTCGAGCTCTATGGACGATATGGAGACTTCAATATACGAAACTGATGCAGATGGGTTAGTTTCAAAATATTTACTTAAAAAAACAGTTAAGGCTGAAAGTGGGCTTGTTAACACTGAAACGGTATCTATAGGATCTGCTGAGAAGTATAAGCGAATAATATTAGATAAATTAAATATAATTCAAATCATTAGCATAACAGATAGTGACTCTAATTCTTGGTATGAAGTTCCATTTCTAGCTCAAGACACTGTATTTGATGATGTTGAAAACACATCAGCGGGCGATAGTGAACTATCACAATATAGTGATGATACCCCGTATTTGATAAAGTTGATAAAGACCCCACGTAGATACACTACATTTATTAGATATGATAATAAGACTGAATTAAGATTCGGTGCAGGTATATCAGATAACCCTGATGAGGAGATAATCCCTAACCCTGATAGTGTGGGGTC